TAGTGCTGCACGTTCAGTTGCTTCATTAGCATCAACATCAGACTGGACTGATGCGATATATGCGTTGGTGTTTGCTAATGATGCACGTTCAGTTGAAGAAACAGAAGCAATGTAAGCATTAGTGTTTGCTAGTGCTGCTAATGACTGTACATTGGCGACTTCAGCATATGGATTCAGGTTAACATTTGTAATAAAACCACTATCGTTTGAAAGATCACTTGTAGCTGTTGGAAGATCAGATGTTTTGGCAATTGTGCCTGTACCACTAGGTATTGTTAAATCATTTAATTCCCCATTTACATTGATACCAGAACTATCTACTGTAAGTTTTGTAATGCCTTCATGTTTTAGCTGTGTACCAAAAGCGGTAGACAGTCTCATATATTCAACACCATTGTATGTGGTAAAGAACAAAGTGTCACCAGAAATTCTGGCATTATCAGTAAATCTTAATAGGTTAATTGAACCATTGTGTCCAATTATATTGTCTCTATCATTACCTAACCTTACATATGCAGAGTTATTAAAATCAACATTACCAGTAACTACTCCTCCTGCAAGTGGAAGAAACTTTGCATTAGCATTGGCAACTTGTAATCGATCTGATATGGCTATATTAGTATTAGCAAGTGCCGCACGCTCAGTAGATGATACTGAAGCAATATATGCGTTGGTGTTTGCTAGTGCTGCTTTAGATCTAACATCAGATTCAGTGTAACTTGATGAATCTAACTTCGTGGCAATATACGCATTTGTATTTGATAATGCTGATTGAAATACAGTATTAGTAACATATGCACTTGTTATATTAGCAACTTGCATACGATCAGACACCAAAGTTCTGATAGCAGTATTAGTTCCTGTTAGATTAGTATTGATTAGATCGATACGTGCAGATTCTGCGGCAATATAAGAGTTAGTATTGGATAACGCTGATTGGAATGCTGCGTTTGTAGTAAATGTTGATGTTAGATATGAGTTAGCAACATCGCCACTTCCTCCTCCACCACCACCACCAACTGATGCGATATATGCGTTGGTGTTAGCAAGTGCTAACTGAAATACAGTATTAGTAACATATGCACTTGTTATATTAGCAACTTGCATACGATCAGATATCAGTGTTCTAATCGCTGTATTTGTACCAGTAAGATTAGTATTGATTAGATCTATACGACTAGATTCTGTTGTAACTAAACCACGGATAGCTGTATTTGTGCTAGTAAGATTAGTATTGATTAGGTCGATTCGTGCTGATTCACTAGCAATATATGAGTTAGTATTAGCAAGCGCTGATTGAAACTGAGCGTTGCTTACAGCAGGTTTGTTATTGAATAATACTTTAGATCCTGATGCAGATATTTCCGCATCACCAAGATATATTGTGCTGTTTGCAAGCCAAATATCATTATATCTTGCAGTAGAAGAACCAAGATTATAAGTGACATTTGCTGTTGGTATAAGGGTTTGCGTCGCAACAGTAGTTGTAAATGTGTTTGTTAGACCGCCGCCGCCACCAGAAACACTGTTTGCTTGCCATTTACCTAGAGTGTTATTCCAGACAAGAGCATGTCCGTCTGTTGGTGTCTTTACGCTATTATAATCGACGTCATCAAGTCTATAAAGTAAAACTTCACCAGAACCAGCGGGACTTCCGCCACCAACTGCTGCGTTGAAAGCAACTTTAGATATGCGTTTGTCAACGTCTTGAGTAAACTCATTCAGTTTCTTTTCAAGAGCAGTAACATCAGCGTCTGATCCAGAATCGCCCTTATCACCTTTATCGCCCTTTTCGCCACGTTCGCCCTGCGGTCCAGCAACACCTTGTGGTCCTTGTGGTCCTGTAAGACCTATAGGTCCTTGTTCGCCTTGCTTGCCGTCAATACCATCGCGTCCATCTTTGCCATCAACGCCATCTTTACCGTCGACACCATCGCGCCCATCTAATCCAGCAGAACCTTGCGGTCCAACTTCACCTCGATCGCCTTTCTCGCCTTGCGGACCAACTTCGCCCTGAATCCCTTGGATACCTTGTTCGCCAACTTCTCCTCTATCGCCCTTATCGCCTTTGTCTCCTTTTTCACCTTTCGGACCACGATTGCCAGGAATGCCCTGTTCGCCAGGATTGCCTTTTTCGCCTTGCAATCCAATAGATCCTTGTGGTCCAGCAGGTCCGACTGGACCTTGCTCACCAATAAGATTTCCAAGTTCAACTAAAGAACCATCAGTATATTGAAGAACTAGTTTGCCTTCTAGTAATTTTGCGTCAGCAATACCTCTTCCTGACAAACCATCTTTGCCATGAATAACTTTTGGTATTTCTGGGATTACTATGGCATTGATTTGCTCAATGAGGTCTTTGCGAACCTCATTGATTTCTGCCTTGGCAAGTTTAGCAGCAACAGAAAGTAGTTGTGCTCTCTCTAGTTCCGTCATTGCTATTCATCGTCCCTAATCTCTTCCACTTCTTCAAAATCAACCTTACTGACTTTTTCAATCGCACGAGTCATATTATCTATAAGTTTTTTATCATCCTCAGTTAAAGGTTTGGGAACAAAAGCAACTTCTTCTTTTTGTGGTGCAGGTGTATTATTTGCTCCTGCTTGAGCAACTGATGCTTGTGCTGGATTTTCTGTAGGATTATTTGCCGCTGCACCATCTTCTTCATCTGGCGCTTCTACTTCTTCTGCAGCAATCTGCTTATCAATCTCAGTGATTTCATCGTCAGTCTGCTTAAGAACATTCTTACGAATCCATTCGATTGAGTAATATTTACCAACATATGCGTCAACAATACCAAGAACACCAAGACGGCTATTAATCATCTCTTGTTCTTTGATTTCAGCATAATAGTTATCGCGTTGGAAATCATACTTGATATCGTTTTTGAATTCTTTCCATTCTTCGCGAGTGATAACACCAGTAAGAACTAGCTGAATCTCAAGAATAGTATCAAACAGATGGCAGAAACGTGAACGCAAACGCTCAGTGAACTTAGCAAACTTTATTTCGTCACGAGTGATCTCACCCTGACGACCCATGCTAAATGTGCCTTCGGGTTCAAGACGAGTTATTGGAACGTGAAGTGATTTGTATAGTTTCTTCTTGAAGTAATCAACATCTTCCATCTGACCAAGATTTTCGCCGCCAGGAAGCGTGGTGATTTCTGTACCACGACCGCCTTCACGACGAGGTAACCAGTAATCTTCTAGCATAGTCATGAACTTACGATCGTCTTTTACTTCGCCTGTGTCGGCATTATATACTAGACGATTCTTATGTTTGACCATCATATCCCGAACGTACTGTTCTGCTTTTTGCTTTGGTAAATTACCAACGTCAATGTAGAAGATACGACGTTCAGGAGCGCGAGCAAGACGGTAGATAACTACAGCGTCTTCCAACATGCGCAACTGATTCAATGGCTTAATAGCACGATGAAGATAAGAAAGTACCATCCTATTGCGAGAATCAAGCAAACCGCTGTGAACATAGCAGATAGAATCTTTCGCAATCTTAATACCTTGTCCTAGAGTTCCTGTACTGCCTGTTGCTCCAGAATTGGTAGCATTTCCCATAGGGTTGTAAATATAATATTCTTCGTATGCGGGAATAACTAGTTTAGAATTCTGACCAACAACTGGCGTGCGCTTCATTGGCTGGCGTACTTTACGAATGCGCCGTGGATCAATGTAGCGAAGTTCTTGAATACCTTTGCGTGGCGCTTTGGTATCAATCATAATATGATAAAACAAACGACCATCAACATACCAACGACGGAATATGTCGTATGCCATGTTTGAAAAATCTAGCATACTAAGAACAGAATCAAACTCTTCTCGAATCCGCTTTTTTACGGAATCGGGTTGTTTTAGATCATCTAGATTTATGGTGATTGGATCGGCGTCGTCGTCTGTAACAACAGCTTCGTTTACAACATCATCAACAGCAGCTTCCACTTCTGGAAACATGCTCATTTCGCGATATCTTGTGACTAGCTGTGCTTCATTCTTGGCAGTTCCCTCCATATCCACATATGTGCCATATGCTCCACCAGGAGCAATTTCCATAGCACCATCTAGATTAGGAGGAGGCGCAAACGAAGGAACCTGCTGAGCAAGTTTTTCTTCATCTTCGTTTGCCCGCCCAATACGGAAGCCAAATAATTCGATTGCCATCTAAAATCCTTCAAGTAAATTAATAATATCGAAGATAGGCAATCAATTAAGTGTCGATTACCTTATTGTTGACGTCCTTATCAACAGTCCAGTAATCGTAAGCGAACTCAACAGTAAATTCTTCGACAGCGTCTGTAGATTCCCAGTTCAGATCAATGCTTGAAACATTGATTGGGAAAATGTTGATGAATTGATATTCGCGAGTTGGAATCGCAGCATCACCAACATCAGTACCACCAGCGAAAGCGCCAGTTTTTGCATAGTGAAGAACACGAGCATCAGTACGATATGATACTAGACCTTGTTCGTTGATTATAGAAGCATCACGCAAATTGTTTTCATGAGAGTTAATGAATGAACTCCACTTTTCGAAAGCATGACGGACTAAGAAGTCTTCATCGTTCATGATGGTAACAGTCCAGTTTTCGAAAGTTCTGTTACCAGCCATCTTTACACGACGACCGAAGTAAGGCACTTCAATCTGCCCTACTGTTGATGTTGGAATCTGAGCCGCACGACATACGAAGCGGAACTGACCTTCGGCAGTTGGCTCGGCAATACCACCAGGAAGTGTGCAATACACTTCAAAGAGGGAAGGACGAGCGCCACCAAATGGAAGTCCTTGAGCGGCGAAAGTTGACACATTAAAGGGCATTTTCTTTTTTCTCCCTGTTTCCTTTTAAGTATTTATTCGCCTTATTAGAACTTGCCTACGATTTCAGTGAAATCAACACCAGTACGAACCGCAACGAAATTCAGCTGGATAAAGTTGATTGACCGAGCAGGTTTGATGTAGATATCACCGACGAACTCGTTACGGTCGATGACTTCTGGTGTGTTATTTGTTTCGTCGCAAACAACACGGAAGTCTGTGATACCACGGCGACCCTGAACGTCACGCAGGAATGGCTCAACTAGTGCCTTGAACTGTGCCCGAGTAAACGCATCGTTGAACTCGAACAGTGTGAACTTGGAAGCAGTAGCGATTGCCTTTTCAAGAACGATGAACAAGCGACGGACGTTGATACGATCAAACGCTGATGGCTTGGACAACATTGTCTTATCACCGAATAGAACAGTGCCTTGCCCAGGAAATGTGACAACTGGATTGATACCATTCTTGTAAAGTTGATCCCGATAAGTCTTGTTTGGATTGAAAGCAAGACGAATCACGTTCTTAACACCACCACGATTGTAACCAGCAGGTGAGTACCAAGGATCACGCTCGTTATCAGTACGAACCATTAGACCAGCAGTATCGCCGTTCAGTGGAACATAGCGATAAACATCGTTGTACTTATCGTACTGATATTTCCAACCTGAGTCTAGGATTGAGTATGAAGAAGAAGGTAAAGTATTGCGGAAAGCAACAATGTCATCTACTTCAGAACCAGGGTATCCAGCATTACCAACAACGTCTGCACGTTCTGGCGAAAATACTGCTACACAATCTTTACGATATTCAACAATATTGTT